ATTTAATCAGCAAAGCTCAAGAACCCTTTAATGTAAACAATAGTGGGAAGGCGTAGATCAGACTATGCCATCTCAACACCGCAAACACCGTGGGCTACGTACAGAACGGGTCGTGGCTCAGTACCTATCCCAATGGTGGAAAGGTGCAGCTGTTGGTCGCGGTAATGGTAAGGACTGCATAAACGTACCCTTTGACCTAGAAGTAAAGGCGCGTAGTCAGTTCGATCCAGTAAGTTGGCTTCGACAGGGTCGTAAGCGCACAGAGAAGAGCGGGGAACTAAGCCTCGTTGTGTGCCGTATGAATGGACAGGGTGAAGATGCGGCGGAGTATCTAGCCTTCTTGAAGTTCAGCGACCTTGTCGAGCTACTTATCAAGGCAGGTTACACAGATTTCCAGAAAGACACGGTAAACTTAGAGCCCATCTACTGCACCTGCGGTAATACGATTATGGAGGGTTCACCTTGTCACATATGCGAGAAGCTCGATAATGCCAACCTATGAGTTCCAATGCCGTAATGAGGACTGTGAGTCCACGGCGATACTAGATCATCAACTCGCTATCCATGAGCCACACGACGTGGACTGTCCCTTCTGCGGAGAGCCTATGAATAAGGTCTATAGCTCAGTACCTGCAGCCGTGTTTAAAGGGACTGGGTTCTATTCAACCGACAATAGATAGTTATCCACATTTGAGCGATAGTTATCCACAGGGTGTTAATAAGGAGATTCCATGAAAACGCCACGCCGTCTGACCAGCACTTTTACAAATGTCCTTGACCATACTGGTACACTAAAGCTCTCCAGCGAGAGCCCATCAGGGGCTCACCGCAAGCGCCTTAAAGCGCTAGCTTGCGGGGTCGCAATCGTTATTGCCACAGCTATGTCTGTAGGTGGGACACCTACTGAGGCTTCTCAAAAGATGCAATTCAGTTCATCTAAAACCTTAATAAAATACGTAGCTAATAAGGTTTTATCAGAAAAGCAATATAAATGCCATAATGAGATCATCTATAGAGAATCAAGATGGAACGATAAGGCTATAGGTAACATAGGAGGCAGTAAGCAAGCTTATGGACTGTATCAGCTTAAGATAGCCTCTATGCGTAATGCACATGTAGAGCTGCAGTTCTGGAAGTACTGGCAGTATGTAGCCTATAGGTATGGTGTCACACTACTCGATGAGCCTAACTACTGTGTAGCATTAGCACACCTAAAGACTAAGGGGTGGCAGTAATGGTAATGAACCTATGGGAATGCTCAGACCCTAACTGTGAAGTAATAACAGAGATAGATAATCTATTGGGATATGACATAGTAGTTAACGCTATATGCGATGGTACTCGTATAGTAAAGCTAGAGGTTAAGCCTTATGGCAACCAAGAAGGGTGACCCACGTCTTAGCCGTAAGTACAAAGAGGTAAGGCTCAAGAAACTAGCGTTAGATGGATGGGTCTGCTACTACTGTGGCTATGAGGGTAAGGACATGACGATAGATCACATCATCCCAGTTAGTAAGGCGCCTGAGTTAGCGATAGATATTAACAACATGGTAAGCGCATGTAAGCCATGCAACTCAAGGAAGTCAGCCCGCTCACAGGGCGTTTTTTTAGAGTCCATGCGTACCCCCCTTGATTTTTCTGCCTTTCCCTCCCCGACACGGTCGGAAATAGTCCCAGATAGTCCCTTTACAGCCCGACCAGTCGGTAATTAGACCCATGGCTGCACCGCGTAAAACTAAGCGCTTGGGGGTCACCAAGCCTAGACTCCACTCGATACCTCTTAAGGGGAAGAATAAGCTTGAGGATGTAAAACAACTCTGTGAGATTATCCAGATGCCGCTATTGCCGTGGCAGGAGCATGTCCTTAAGGATATGTTGACGGTAGATAAGGATGGGGCGTGGGTAAGAAAGACAAACCTCCTCCTCATCGCCCGCCAGAACGGTAAAACACACCTAGCCCGCATGCTCATCCTTGCCCACCTGCTAAAGTGGGACTCTAAGAACATCCTCATCATGTCCTCGAATAGATCCATGGCGTTAGACACCTTCCGACAAGTAGCAGCAGCATTGGAGAATAATGACCACCTCAAAGGATTTGTCAAACAGATTAGATACGCCAATGGCACAGAGTCAATCGAAATGCTCGACGGCACAAGGCTCGACGTCGTTGCGGCAACAAGAGACGGCTCGCGAGGTAGAACGGCCGACTTTCTATATATTGACGAGCTTCGAGAAGTCAACGAGGAAGGGTATCGCGCAGCAATCCCAACCACACGCGCTAGACCTAACTCTCAGACGCTCCTCACAAGTAACGCAGGAGACGCTTTTAGCTTGGTGCTCAATGGCATGCGAGAGCGAGCGCTAGAGAACCCTCCCAAGTCCTTCGGGTTTTACGAGTACTCAGCGCCACAATATTGCAAGGTTACAGACCGCTCAGGATGGGCTCAAGCGAACCCCGCCCTTGGCTATACAATCACGGAGGAAGCCCTTGAAGAAGCTGTTGCAACATCTCCTATTGAGAACACCCGCACGGAGCTCCTATGCCAATGGATTGACTCTCTATCTTCTCCGTGGACTCATGGCAGTCTCGAAGAGTGTTCTGACTCTTCTCTGGAAATGGCAATCGGCGCTTACACGGTATTTGCCTTCGATGTCAGTCCATCTCGTCGCAATGCGTCTCTGGTTATTGGCCAGATTCTCCCAGATGGTCGAATTGGAATTGGTCTTGCTCAAACATGGGAAAGCCAAGTCTCGGTAGATGAGTTAAAGATAGCAGCTGATATCAAGGGCTGGGCAGACCAGTACCGCCCTCGCTCTATCGGCTTTGATAGGTACGCCACGCAGTCAATCGCCGACCGTCTCAGCAATGCGGGGCAAGTATGCACCGATATCTCAGGAGCGCAGTTCTACCAAGCCTGTACGGATCTAAAGGATGCTCTCGATAATAAGAGAATGGTTCACTCAGGGCAAGAGGGGTGGATTCAGCAGATGAATAATTGCGCGGCTAAGACCAACGACTCCGCTTGGCGAATCATTAAGCGAAAGAGCGCGGGAGACATCTCGGCGGCTATCGCTACAGCGATGGTAGTTTCGACACTTTCGAAACCTCAGCAATCTGCTATGATTTACTCGGAGTAGTGTATAATTATGCCCTATGGGTATCTTCTCGCGTAATCAACCTCAGGTAATTGAAGCTCAATACGCACCTCAGGTTATGGGCGATGCCTTCTATGCAGCTAACTATTATCTCTCACCAGCCGTAAGCCGTCACGCCGCAATGGGCGTTCCAGCCGTTAAGCGATGCCGTGACCTTCTCTGCACCGTGGGATCTATCCCGCTTGAGTATAAAAAGAAGTCAACAGGTGAAGAAATTGCTGCACCGCGTTGGGTTCACCAACTCTCTAAGTCACAGCCACAATTTGTAACCATTAGTTACCTAGTTGACAGCCTTCTATTTTTCGGTCAGGCGTTTCTCGAAGTAGTCGAGACATATCAGGAAGATAATCGCCCTTCATCTTTCGAGTGGGTTGCTAACACTCGCGTAACAACAGAAGTAGATCCATACGGTCAATACGTCACACAGTATTACGTCGATGGTAAGCCTCGTCCGATGTCAGGTCTGGGTTCACTCGTAACATTCCAAGCGTTTAACGAAGGCGTACTTACATCCGGCGCCCGCACTATTCAGGCAGCTATTGACATCCAAAAGGCAGCAGCGGTAGCGGCTCAAACTCCAATGGCTACTACAGTCCTAAAGAACTCAGGCGCAGACCTACCAGCTGCAGAGGTTCAAGGACTATTAGCAGCATGGAAAACAGCGCGACAGAATCGCTCTACAGCCTACTTAACTTCTACTCTTGACGCGCAGAATATTGGCTTCTCTCCTAAAGACATGATGTATAACGAGGCTATTCAGAACCTCGCTACAGAAATTGCTCGCCTATGCGGAATCCCTGCCTACTATCTTTCTGCGGATCAGAACACCTCTATGACATACGCCAACATTCTCGACGAGCGTAAGCAATTAGTAGCCCTAGCGTTCCAGCCGTACATCTCCGCAATCGAACAGCGACTTAGCATGGATGATATTTCTACGGCTGGACACTATGTAAAGTTCGACCTAGATTCTTCCTTCCTCCGTACAGAGCCTATGGATCGCCTTCTCGTTATTGAGAAGATGCTATCCCTTGGGCTTATCTCAATGGAACAAGCTATGGAAATGGAAGATTTAACACCTAACGGAAGCGATGACTAATGGAAACCCTATACATCGAAGCGGCAACAATCGAATGCTCAGAAGAGCGTCGCGAAATCTCTGGGCTTATCGTCCCTATGGGAACTGGCGAAGTCGGTCACACTAACCTCGGCGGAGCAGTATTCGAGGCAGGTTCTATTGACATCAGCGAACCAACAAAGATTAAGCTCCTATCACAGCATGACATGAAGAAGCCGGTCGGTCGCATGATTAGCGCGGAATACCGCGAAGGCGAAGGCATCTACGCAACCTTTAAGTTGAGCCGTTCTAACGCAGGTTCAGAAAGTTTGATTCTTGCACAGGAGGGACTCGTTAGCGGGCTCTCAATCGGTGCGGAGATTCTTGCATCAAAGCCATCACGCAATGGTCATATTGTAGTTTCAAGCGCGAAGCTACGCGAAGTTTCTTTGGTAACAGAGCCAGCCTTTAAGTCTGCTCAGGTGCTAGAGATCGCTGCAGAGGAAGTTATCCCTGCAGAAGAAACCCAACCAACAGAAAGCGAGACAGTAGCCGTGGAAAACACACCTACAGTTGAAGCAACACCCGTAGAGGCTGCGGCAGTCGAAGCCTCTGCACCAGTAGTAAAGGCAATGCACTACACAGCTCCACGAATTGACCTCTCAAACGAGGCATTCCTTGAGAACTCTATCCGCGCACAGTTTGGTGACGAGAACGCTCGTCAGTACCTTGCTGCAGCGTCAGATACAACAACAACAGAAGTAGCTGGACTCGTTCCAACACGTCAGCTAACAGAAATTATCAACAACAAGTCAACAGCGGGACGTCCTTCTATTGACGCAATTTCAACAGGTACATTGCCTGACGCTGGATTTAAGTTCCAGATCCCTCGCGTCAAGGCAGTTCCAACTGTCGCAGAGGCAGCAGAAAAGGGCGCCTTCTCAGATACACAGGTAGAGATTGAGTACCTCGATGTAGACGTTAAGAAGTATGCAGGAATGCAGTTGTTCGACGTAGAAGTTCTTGATCGTACTTCTCCTGCGTTCTTCGCAGAGCTTCAGGCACTCATGGCAGACGCTTACGCTAAGTCAACAAACGTTGCAGTTCGTACAGCTCTTCAGGCTGGCGCAACAGCAGATTCAACAACAATCACTCTCCCATGGGATGGCGCAGAAATGGCTGGCTTTATTGCTCGCGCTTCTGACTCTATCTACACAAACACACTTCGCTTCGCGTCAGGCGTAATCGTCTCACCAACACAATGGGCGAACATTATGGGAATGGTGGATTCTTCAAATCGCCCTCTCTTCATCGCAGCTCAGCCACAGAACGCAGCAGGTAACGTTTCACAGTCACTCCGCGGTTCACTCCTCGGACTTGACCTCTACGTTGACTACTCACTCACAGGTGCAGCAGACGGTTCTATCGTTGTCGTTAACCGTGAGTCATTCACATGGTACGAATCACCACGCCTACAGCTCCGCGCCGATAAGGTCGGAACAGGTCAGGTCGAGGTCGGTTACTACGGCTACGGCGCAATCGCAACTAAGGTTCCATCAGCAGGCGGAGCCTTTAAGTTCAACCTCGCTTAATCTAGCGAACCATTAGAACGGCTGGGGGCAGGTGCCCTTCCTGCTCCCAGCTCTTATGAAAGGATAGAGAATGAGTCTATGTACAGTCACAGAGCTTAAGGCAGCTCTCGGTGTCGGCTCCCTCTATAGCGATGCAATCATTCAAGAAGTTTGCGACGCGGCAGATAACGCCCTGCTCCCTTTCATATGGGCGAACAATTCTTTTGGAGTTGGACATAGCAATACCGCTTCAACTGGAACTACCTATTTCGATGAGCCTACTAAAGACGTGTTCTATGTAGGTCAGACTGTAGTCATCTCAGGAATGGGATCTAAACATAACGGTTCTAAGACCATCACAGAGGTGGGCGAGTATTCAATTACTTACGCTATCTCAGGTGGTAGCAATACTCCAACCGTCTACCATCCTGTCAACCCTTACGGCGTAGTAGCTGCAGAGACTTATCTCGACCCTTCTACAGTCCCAGCAATT